GGTGCAATAACTATAGTAAAATTAGTTTTAGGTGTAAATCCCTTTGCATCAGTTTCGCCTTTGATGTAATTAGTAATAACTAAATGTTCGGTAACATAACCAGTATCATCTTCCATACTAACCACATCACCAACTGAAATTTCTTTAGGAGATTTGTATTTGTCACATTTACCACTAAAACTGCTAGTGCATTTCATTAATCTAGTAAATTTCATTAGTCCTCCCTTCTGTCTTTTTTGAAATCACAATTTGCATACTCTTCTATTTCTTCTACTACATCATCAAATGAATCTTCCCAATAGTTGTAGGCATCTTCAAGAAAATCTACATCTGATATTTTTTCATAGTATCTGTCAAGGTCATCCATGACATAGTTTACCAAGTCTTTAGTGTCCATGTTATCAACGACTCTTTCAACATATAAACCTTTAAGTTCGCTGATAAGTTCGGGTGTGAATTTAGTTTTATCCATTAGTCTGCCACCTTGAATTGATAATTTACATAAAACCATTGATAGTCATCATTCTCAACTTCACCATTGCAGATATACTCTTCTCCAATAGCATTAGCATCTTCAATTTGGTCATTATCTAATAACTGCTTAAATCTGCTAATATAGTGATTACTGAAAACCTCTACATTTTTTGATAAACTACTGTTCATTAGTTCTCCTATAATGATTCTCACTATAAGGACACTTTAGACGTACCAATTATTATACCTTTGGATCGTAATGTGATATTGGTTTCTCTTTTTTATTCCTAATATCTCTCACTAATCTTTCCCCTGCTCTCCTAATCTTTCTTCTCTCATGTGCAGTATATCCACTTGCTTTTTGTGGTTTATAGTTAGGGTCAACTTTCTTTGCACTCTTCTTTGCTAATAATTTATCTGCTGCTTTCTTTAATTCTCCTCTACCTTTACCACCCGCATTTGCTTTATTTCTTTCTGCTCTTGCTTTCTTCTGCTGATCTCGCATTGATAATCTAGCAGTACCTCTTGCTCTAGTTGGTTGCTGTTCTCTTGATGATCTAGGTTTTTGTTTACCAATATCTTTACGATCTTTATAATCTTTTGCAGGTGCAGTCTTACCACCACCTATTGCTTTAACTCTTCTCTTTTCTGGTGCAGTTTTCTTTCTTGATGCACGAACTCTTCCACCTTCTCCAGGTTTTCTAGTAGCAGTTGTAAGGTCTTTATCATAAACCTCATTAATAAACTGTTGAAAAGATTTCATCTATATGATATACACTATATCTTATTTATCTTTTAATCTTTCTTTGTCTTTCAATATAATTTCTTGCAGATTTCTCATTCCTACAAAACTTGAGTATCTCACCATTATGAACGATTGCCAAAGATTTACCTTTAGATGGAATCGCATAGTATCCATCTTTAGTTGCAAATCCCTTTTCAGTATCTTTATAAAAATTGTAAATTGATAGTAGTTCTTTTTTATCAGTCATTAGCAAATAGTTACTTTTCTTTCATGTAATCTCTTCTGTATCAGTTTACCATATTCTTCATGCAGTTCGCAACCAATATAATCTCTTCCTAACTCTTTTGCTACAAATGCAGTTGTACCTGATCCCATAAAAGGATCAAGAATAATATCATTCTCTTCTGACCCTGCTAATATACAAGGTTTAATTAAATCAGGTGGAAATACAGCAAAATGACTACCTTTATATGGTTTATTAGTTACTTTCCATACACTTCTTTTACGTCTTGTTGGTTCTTTGATAACATCAACATCAAAATAATAGTTTTGATTCTTACTTAATAAGAACAAATATTCATGTGATTTAGTACATCTATCTCTTACACTTTCTGGCATTGGGTTAGGTTTATGCCATATAATATCTTGACGTAGATACCATCCATCTGCTCTTAATGCAAACGCCAACATCCAAGGGATTCCAATTAAATCTTTCTCTTTATATCCTTCTAATTTATTACCTCTTCTTGCACATTTATCAGGTAGATCTTGTTTAGTATTTGATACAGTTTGTTTCACTAATGCTTGTCCTTTTCCAGGTCTATAGTTATAGTAACTATCTCCTATGTTTAACCATAATGTACCATCCTCTGCTAATAGATTACGCACTTCTCGAAATACTTTTACTAGGTTTTCAATATACTCTTCTGGAGATTGTTCTAATCCTATCTGACAATCCTCCCCTCCATAGTTTCTCAAACCATAATAAGGTGGGGATGTAATACAACATCTAGGTTTCTCATCAAATTCTTTAAGTGTTTGAAGACAATCTCCAAATAAAATAGTATCCCTCATAATTTTGTAATATCAACTGGAAGTGATGATAATCTATCTTGTGCAATATTAAAATATTCACTATCTCTTTCAATACCAATAAACTTTCTATTAGTATTATTAGATGCAACACCAGTAGTTCCTGACCCCATACAAGGATCAAGAATAGTATCACCCTCATTTGAATATGTTTTAATTAAATATTCAAATAGTGCGATAGGTTTTTGTGTTGGATGTAATTTACCCTCACCTTCTGCTGTCTTAAAATATAATACACTACGAGGATACCTCTTCCCTTCAGTATCTTTTACATGAACTGCTTTAGTTTGTTTTCCGTATGCTTCAGTATCTCTAACTGCTTTACCTTTATCATAAGGAACACCAGTTGTAAATTGTGGATTATATGTAGTCTGTTTCTTATAAAATACCACAATATCTTCATGTGCTTTTAATGGTTGTTTCTTTGCATTAAGATAACCACTTGCTTTTGATTTCTCCCAAACTAATGTATATTTAAAATCTCTATAATTAGATGATATTAGTTTACTTGTAAATGGTTGTGCTGCTGTAGATATAATAGCAGTATTTGGTTTACATATTCTATCAACTTGTTTCCAGAATCTAGAATAATCTATAATAGTATCCCACTCATTTCTTTTGTTAAGTGTACCATAAGGAAAATCTGTCAACAATAAATCAATACTTTGGTCTTCAATTCTCCAAAGAATGTTAAACATATCATCATTATATAAATTCATCAGTTATGTAACCATTGTATAAACTCATTATACACCTTATTATCAAGATTGAAATCTTCTCTATACTTTTCTTTATAAATTGGTCTTGATGATGATCTCTTTCTTTGGGGATTAACAAAGAATATCTTTACATCCTTACCTGTAATCTTCTTAAAAAATGCAGGATAATAGGCAAAAGGTGCATCACCACAAGCATTTTGTCCTGCAAATATAGCATACTCTACATTATTAGGAACATCAGGAGATTGATCTAACTCTATAAAATCAAGTATTGCACGTTTAAGATAACAAGCATCCAAATATGTCTTTGATTCGATTGCTTTAGTCATCTTACCATTTTTATAAACGTGCCAATCAACTTGTAAATTCTTTAAACTATATCCATTTACCTCTTCTGTTTTAACGTAGTCATTCTTCTTTGCATCTAACTCTAACTTATCACAAGTTCTCTTAATTAGATTCTCATATACAAGTCCTGACGCATTTCTAGCATTACCACCACCACCTTGATGATGTATTTCTGGAAGTGCATCAACTTCTTTATTATATTGTTCAACAATAGTTGTCATCATAAAAAAATCTATCTCACCATAGGGACACTTTAGACGTACCAATTAGTGTATATCATCATATTGTGCATAATGTTGACAATATTTTGTTTCTCTTTTTTTAACAAACTTTAATTCATTCCAATTTTGTTCATAACATAATAATAATGTATGAATATATTTGTGTGCATCATTCTTTGAATGTTCACATTGTGGTTTTAATTTAACAGAAGTTTCGATTGTAATATATCTTGTAGATGGATTCCATCCATTTTTAATTCTAAATTCATTATCTACTGGATCTCCTTTAAAATAAACCCATCCTTCATGTTTCATACCGAGTGCTGTAGTCCAGATTACATAATCATTGACTTCAGGTTCGTATTTAAGCATCTGGAACTGCTCTTAATCTGTTAGGATTTACGTTACCAGTTTCAACATACCAATTTAATTTGGCATCACATTGTTCTTTTGTTAATTGAGTTGTAGAATTATCAACTAGAGTCCAACCTTCAGTAGTTAGTTCCTCTATTCTATACAGTTGTGCCATAGTAAATTGAATAGTTATCTTATATATTATAAAGAAAAAAACCGAGAATGTCAAACGACAAACTCGGCAATGTAATGGTCAACTGTAATTTCTAATCTTGCTGCTTCTTTTTCACATTTTTCAATAAAATCTTCAATCATTTCATCAG